TGGCTGGTCACGGCTCCAGCGCAACTGCGATACCTATCGCGCTCAAGCACGCAATCTTGATGCAGTGCTCGACGCTGTATGACTATCGATCCACACTTGCACCGGGTCAACAGTACGAAGTGCCCGGCACGGTCAAGGCTTTGATCGCCCAATACAAGTCGGGTGAATACCAATGAACAGCGGCATGATGCGGACTCCGATGGTGATCGGAGCGCGCACGCAGACGCTGACTTCGTTTGGAACACCGACCTATACATACACGGCTGGCGACACCATCTTTGGCGAGATCAAAGATTCGAGCGCGGTGGAGAAGACGAACCACATGGCTCTCAGTCAGGTTGTGACGCATCAGATCACAACCAACTTCTACCCGGGCATCAAGCCATTCGACCGCTTCACGGCAAGTCTGAGTCGCGGCACGAATGGCACGACCATCAGCACCACATTCGAGATCGTCAGCATCGTGGACTACAAGTCAGCGGGTCACACGCTCATCATGCAGTGCAGAGAGGTGCAGTGATGACGATTCGCAGAGATGTCCAAGGATTCAAGCAGTTTCAAGAAGGAATGCAAAAACTTGCAGTGGATCATCTGTTTGAAATTCTATCTCGCGCTGAAAAGAAAGCGATGGAGCCAATGCGCATCACAGCCGCACGCTACTACGCAACCAAGGTAGGCGCGTGGGATGGCAAGCAAACTGAGGCGCAAGCGTCGTGGCGATGGGCGGGTGGTTGGACAAGCGGCTGGACTGGTAGGCGCGTCAAGGGAAAGCGAGATGTGGTGCATCCGCAAGGCGAGAGCCGCATACTGATTGCTCAAAATATTCTCAAGAACAAGATTAAGCCGCGACCAATTCGTGGCGGATTATCTGTGTGGGCGAAAATGTTTGGATCGACACAAAATTCCTGGCTTATCGAGTTCGGCCGTTACAAGGATCCAGCGCGAGCGTTCACAGGTTGGAGAATTTTTAGACAAGTATTTGAACAATTATCTTTTAGCGTCGAGGTCTCATTGCGAGACGAAGTTCGCGCTGGCTTGAAGCGATGGGAAAATGCAATGGCAAAAAGGCTAAAGAATCCATGAAATTCGTCGAAGCTATTCATCTCGCATTACAGCAGGCTCCGACCGTCATCACCGCGCTCGGGTCTTCTACCAAGATCTTTCAATCGTTCGTCACTCCATCGACTGCGATGCCGTTCATTGTGGTCAGCGCACAAAGCGATGACGCAGCAAGTCAAACACTTGCAGGAGCAGATCGCTTGCGGGTCGCCACAATCACTGTGGACTGCGTTCACTCATCGCTTGTATCTGCGGCGAACATTGCCGACCATGTTCGGGTCGATCTCTACGCGGCCAGTGGATCACTTGCGACCACGACCAACAGCCCGATGAAAATCCAAAGCATCCGCATCGATGGAATGAATCTTAATTACGACATGGGCGGCGAAGGCACTGAACTCGGTGCTTTCGTTTGCAGCGTCACTTTGAAAATTTACTACACGGCATCGGCTCCATCACCAGTCGCGTTGACTGACGGATCCGCTCCATAACAAAAAAGGAATAATCACATGGCAGTATCAGTAGCAAACGGAGGAACAACTCTTTCATTGGGAGCCACTCCAACACTTATTGGAGAAATTACCTCGATCAATGTTTCTGGTTTTGGATTGTCAGCAGTTGAATCGACAAATCTTGCAGCAACGACAAAGACATTCTTGCCTGGCATTATCTCACCAGGCACTATTTCTTGCGATTTCTATTCTGACGGTTCAAATTCTGGTCAAGACTTGATCAAATCCACAGTCACCTCACGCGCTGCCATTGCGTTTTCAATCGCAAGCGCAGACGGTTCTACATTTTCTGGCTCCTCAATCATCACAGGCTACGACTACAAAGCGGCTGTCGATGGAGTCATCACAGGATCCGTGACTTTGCAAATCACAGGCACACTCACCATCACCTAATCGAGAACCCGCATGTCAATAAGAGAACAACTACTTGCGCTTAAGATTCCGACCGCCACTGTCAAAGTTGCGGGCATCGATGGTCTCGTCTCGCTTCGCGGTCTCACGGCCAGCGAAAGAGATCAATGGGAGCAGTATGTGTACTCAGAGCGTGACATCAAGAAGGGTGTGAAAAATATCAGAGCCAGTCTCGTCGTGAGGTGTATTACCGATGAGACTGGCTCTCGATTGTTCACGGATGCCGAGATCGCAGAAGTAGGCGCAATGCCTGCGAGCGTGATCGACAAGTTGTATGAGCATTGCCAGCGTCTTTCGGGTCTCGGCGCGAAAGACGCAGAGGAACTCGAAAAAAACTGAGAAGCCGCAGCCTGAGGCTGTTCATGTTCACGCTTGCGGCCGAATTGAAAATGACTGTTGCTGAACTAGGAAATCGAATGTCATCAATAGAACTTCAAGAATGGATCGCGTATCAAAGCATCACTGGATGCTTGGACTCACGCCAGCGCGGAGATCTAGGCGCGGGCATTGTCGCGTCGACTGTCGCCAACGCGCATCGATCAAGCAATTCAAAGTCGTTCAGCCCGCATGATTTCATGCCGTACTACGAGGCTCCAAAGCAGAACCCGCAGCAATCACTTGACCAACTCAAGCGTCAGATGGGAATTAAATAATGGCTACAGTCGGATCATTTGTCGTCAACACTTACATGAACAACGACAATTTTTTGGCGGGTGCTAAGGCTGCCGCTGCTGCAACAAAGAAAATGGAGACGAGCATTGGAGACAGCATTTCAAAGATCAACGCTAAACAGTTGAAGGGTGCAATGCAAAATATTCTCGGAGGATTGGGAACGATTGGATTGATTGAGACTGGATTAGATATGGCTAATGAACTCGTAAAGGGTTTTAAAGATGGAAGCATAAAAGGGTTTGGGGATGCTGTGACCGCAATAGGTCAACAAATATCAACAACCCTGGAGGGGTTGCCAATCGTGGGATCTGGAGGCAAGTTAATTGCTTCCATGCTTGACGCAGTCGGATACATGGGTGGAGCGTTAGGACAAGAGCAACAGCAGCAACAAAGTCGAATTGAAGCAGCCGCAAAAGAAAAAGAAAATTATGCTGCTTCTCAAGCATCCGCAAAAATACTAGATGAAAAAATACAACTTGAAAAAGACCTTCAAGCAATTAAAGACGGAAGTTTTTTGATTGAAAAATCATCCGCTGAGTTGGCTAAAAAATCATTGAATGATCGCATGATGAATGCTGGAATGGATGAAAATGAAATTGAACTAGCCAATAGAAATTATGATTCTGCTGTTGCAAATAAAAAAATAATAGATGATGAATTGGCTGCTCAAAAAGATTTTGAAAATGCTCAAAGAGTAATCAACGGATTGGAATTAGAAGCGGAAATGATTGGAAAAACTGCTAGAGAACGAGAGCACTGGAGACTTGGAACGATGAAAGGAATGACTATTGCTTTGCAGGAGCAAGGCATGGCTGCATGGGATGCGGTTCAAGCCGAACAAGCGCGCGGAAAAACAATAGGAGATATTTTATCTACTCAAGAAGCACTCTCCAAGGCAAACATGGGAGTGAATGAAGCTGGCGCAAATCTAGACGCGGCACAATCCAACAGAACTGCAAGCGCGACCAGCGTCGACACTGCACTTGGGTCTATCAAGTTGCAAGGCGTTACAGACTTCTCAAAATCTCAAGAAATTGAGAAGGCGAAAGAAGCATTGTCCAAAGCGATTGAGACCGCTTCAAATACTAAAGGCACATACGACCAGTTGGTCAAACTCAATCAAGCCATAGGAGCAACTCCATGACATTGGTATGGCAACAGACGAGTCGCACAGGCTCATACGATCGCGGCAAGTGGACAGGGTCGACAACCTATCTAATCTATGACAGCGCAGGAGCATCGTTGACTGTGCATCTTATTCGCAACGGAGCATCCGCAGCAGGGACTCTAGATTTTGGCGCGGGAAATGAAAGCGATATGGCTGCTCTCATGTCGTTCACTGGAGCGACCTACACACCAGTGCAAGATGGATCCGACAAATACTGGACAGGCGTTCACAATTTTGAAGCGTCTACGACGATTGACGGAGTCGCCGTTCAAGGTCAGGATGTCTTGCAAGAAAAACAAGTCGGTTTCACTTCCATCGAAGTCAACGCGCAGGCGAATATTGTCGATGTGTGGCGCACTGGTGCAACTCTTCCAACAACCAATGCATACAAAACTGCTCCATTACTTATCGACATTCTTGGTGAAAAAGTCGACAGCGCAGGCGATCCTATTTCAAGCATTCAAGGCGTGCTGAATATCAGCGTGCGCAATGTCGTAATCGGGCGACCAAACTATTTGGTGTTTGCCAACACAATCGGAAAAAGAAATAGTGCGATTTTTACTTTTGGGGCAAGCACGACCTCATCACAAAATCTAGTTTGCCCGATCGGCACTCTTGTATTCGACGGCGCAACCTCGAGCCGCATCGGCCCGAATCAATACGAGGTCAACTTCTCATTCACTCTGGACACACAGACATTCCACTTGAAACAAGTTCCACTACGCAATGCAGATGGCAGCGTGATTTGTGAACAAGTAACTGCGGGATCCGTGGTATCGGTCAGCAATCCTTGGCGAGCCGTTAAAGTTTATTACAAGCAGCCGTTTCCAAACACCGATTCTTTTGCAAGTCTTGGCGTGGTGACAACCTAATGAATCTCAAGCCGAACATCGATGGTTCATTCGGCCCATTCTCTCAACGAGGATTCAAAAAACTCACCGACAAAGTCAACGAGAAAAAACAGAATGACTTGCGCAAAAATGCGCCGCGAGTGCTGACTGTATTTCTTGCCAAGATCACAGCGAACACAGTCATCATCACTGGTCGACGCTGGAAATATGCTTGGGAGGAAGCCGAGCAATACACCGACACCATTCAGAAGTTTCAGACCAAGGGCGGCAGTGCAATCACCAGCGCAACTACAGTGATCGGGTATGCGTACAACACGGTAGAGGCTTTGCAGCAAAATGGAGGGTACTACGACGGCCCAGGGTTTTTGCATTCGCACATCCCGAGCGGGTTCACATTGCAACCGATCGCCACTGGTACGGTCGTGTTGATGCACGCTTCAATCAATGCGACCGACGGATCGCAAGCGTTCTCATTTTGCGTCTCTAACGCCATTGATGGGACATGCGCATAATGGCTCCTCCCAAGAAGCCATCTCTAACACTGCTGCAAACGACTGTGCTCGTCGGGCAACTCATCAGCATCCTAATTGCCTTGGGTCTTTATGTTTCGTCGCTCGGAGAGAAGAATGCGGTGCTGACACGCATCGCAGAGGACACGAAGTCGCTGACGGTGACAGCATCAGAACTAACTAAGGCCGTGATACGCGGCCAAGCAATAGATGAAAAGCACACTGAAGCGATTGCCGCGTTGGCATTGCGCATAGATAAGTTGATTACCAAATAATGGAGGACAGATCATGGATGCACTACTTGGAACTTTGTGGTGGACTGCTTTGTGCGTGGTTGGCGGTTGGTTGGTTGGCTCGATCTTCGGTTTCAACGAAATCAAAGCATGGTTTACAAAGCGATAATTCTCGCCGCCCTCACAGCGGGCTGCTCGGCGACCAAAGAGATCGCCTCCAGCGCGAGCATCGCCGCAAGTAGCGCACACTCGATCTATGAGCGGAGTGTGTTCATCACGACACACTCCGCTCAACCCGAGATTGTCGCCGCAGCCGTCACTATTAAAGCCGACGCGGAGATCATCTTGAACGAAACACGCCAAATTTCCGTGGCCGTCTCGGGCGTGAAAGACATCGTTCCGTACTGGGCGACTCTCCTGCAATGGGGTCTAGGAGCTGTCGTGGCGGTTGCGCTGGTGGTGCTGCTATGGCAGACAGGCATCGGGACAGCCATTCGTCTTGCCATCGGTTGGATCCCGCGCCGCGTGCAGAACGAAGCCGACCTAGCGCGGCAAGCAATGTCAAGCGAAGACCCGACGACTGTGCGCGAACTCATCGCCGCCAAGCGGGCTGCGTCGCCGCTGTTCAACGCGGCATTCAAGGAGTCGGCGAAATGAGTCTTCTCAACTCTTCGTGCTGTTGCGCTACCACCACTGGACGCTGTTGTATTTTAGATACCACTGCTCCAGGCGTGGACTGCGTAGATTTATGCGTTGACAATAAGACGCCGGCGCAATGCGCCGCGCTTGGCGGAGTGTGGGAAGCTGGCGCGTGCAACATGATTGATCCCGAACCCTGCAAGGGGGTGTGTTGCGCCACCACTACGGCGGGTTATTTTGTAGCGTGCCAAGAGGGTGTAACCCAGTGCGAATGCTTCAGCGATAATTTAGCGGAAGGCGTGAACACTACTTGGACAAGCGGCCCAAATTTGACTTGTGCTGATATTGCGTGTCCATGTCAATGTTCAGATTCTCCGTGTCCATGCATGCAATACATAAAATTAACTACTACAGATACATTGACTACGCAAGTCTGCGGTAACACTTGCAGCATAATTGTTGTTCAAGTATCGGTTGATAACGCAGTAAATGGCGCACACTGTCAAGCGGGCGGTTTATTTGATGCTTGCGCAAGCAATGGAACATTCATCAATGATTTAATTGCATATTATAATTCTGCAAGTTCAACTGAAACATATGTGCATTGCGATGATGGAAGAACAGAGACACATGCGATTGATTATTACGCAGAACTTGGTGCAATAGTATGTCCCAATTCTCTTTGCACTCCAACTACTATCGAAATTGGGACAAATACTTTTGATGCGACTTGCAGTATTAGTGGCACAGGGAGTCCACCATGCACATGCAATCCTATATATCCGCAATCTGATACAGATCCTTGCATTGTTCCTTTGCCACATTGCAACACTTGCGGATATGAAAACTGCGTTCACGAATACGACGATTGTGAGACCTGCTAATGCAAAATATCAAATCTGCTGAAGAATTAAAACAAAAGATTGATCGCATTATTTCTGAAATTAAGACCAACCCCGCAACGCCAAGCGCGGAACTTCAACACTTTCTAGATTTCAAAGCGAAGAGAGAAGCAATGCGAGCAGCGGATGAAATTGAACCGCCAAGCGCAATGGCACAAGCCACGCAATACGCTCGCGTTGAAATGACGCACGCAATGCAAGGCCCTGCCAGTGACGCAGACGCAGCCGCTCGACTTGCAATTTGTATGGCGTGTCCCGATCGTGCTGTTGAATATAAAGGGATGACGGACACAGAAAATGGAATAGGTTGGTGTACCAAATGCGGCTGTGGATCATCTCCTAGAGCGTTGCTCACTGTGAAAGTGACACTGGCTGGCTATGAATGCCCCTTAAAAAAGTGGGGTAAGGTAGACGGCACTGGCGCAACGGTCGCCAGCGCAGTCAATGCAGTGTCTGGAGTGGCAAAATCCATCATTCATAAACTGAGTGGCGGTTAAACTTTTCAAAAGCGGCGGCTAAAGCACAAATAAATTTCGGACGAATGTCTTGGAATGTTAAAGACTTTCCGTCAGTTATTTCGTCTTTGTACTTTAAACGCCTACACTCCAACCTTGATGCGGACACTCACCGATGAAGTTTTAGCGTGGGAAGTGTGGCTTGTGGATCAACAGGGCTACGATATTCACCACTCTAAGAATGCCGGGCGATGGGCGCGGCGGTGGGTCGAGCACGCAGGCGACAATCTCACACCCGCAAGTTGCGTCGCATGGTTGAGTGCGATGAGCATGTCTAGGAAACTATCGCCGCAGACAGTGCGCAATCGCATGAGCCTATGCAGACAGTTTGCGAGTTGGCTTGTCGTTCAAGGCAGACTCAGCATCAATCCGTGGGTCTCGATACCCGCTCCGCGAGGACGCGCTGGCGTAGGCGCAGACGCATTGACGCAGGACGAGGTCAATAGGCTGATCGTCGCCGCCGAGCGTGCGGCGCGCCATCCTGATGGCCGCATACGCAACAACGCCAACGCCCGCGCTGTGCTTTACAGATTGCTTAACGGTACAGGTATGCGCTGGGGCGAGTGGCGGTGGCAACGGTGGGATGACATCGACTTGGAGCGTGCAGAATTAAAGGTCACAAAAGATAAGAGTCGACGAAGAGACACACTGCCAATATCCGCAAGTGTCGTGGCGACGCTGCGAGCGTGGCGGCAAGTGATCGCAGGCGAAATGGTGTTCATCGATTACCCGACGCAGAAGGGACTTGATCGGGACATGAAGTCATGCGGCATCGAAGGTCGTGGCAAGTGGCATCGAATGCGCGTCGGGTTCATCACCAGCGCGTTCGAGTTGGGCGTGCCGGCTGACCTGATTCAAAAGTTGGTCAGGCATAAAAGCGTTGACCAAACTCACCGCTACCTGCGACACAAAGATTCGACCCTCAAAGCGGGCATAGAAAAAATTTCACAATTCGGGAAAGATTTATCACCTACAGACCTTGACAGGCAAGATCAGACATGTTCTCCTGCACAAGTGTTCAAGCCCTCCACTACTACAAATGCAGCTGATGAGTGTCCTCGCGGGGGCTTTGGGCTTGAACACTTAAACCCTCGTGGGGACTCTCATCAACTGCAATCAGACGCAAGTCGGGCTGGCGGGATTTGTAACGACAGCCCGATCGACCGTCTGATCCACTCGATTGACCAACTGGTCAGTCAGATAAGGATGCAGAATGAGCAAGGACGCAACTTGGGGAGACAGGGCGGAAGATGTAATTCTGGCAATGGATCGGCTTCGCGGATTGGCCGCGAGGATCGAAGCGGCGAAGCCCGAACAGGCGAGACAACTACGGATGGGCGCAATGGCGATACAACTCGTCATCGCAAGCCGACTCGGAGATGTGATCCGTCTACTTGATCCAGTCTCAGAGGCTGATCCTCAGTCAGTGATGACAGCCTGCGAGAAGATCTTGCAGGGCGACCGACCGAAGGAGATCCCGCTGGTCTCGCTCGGGCAGGGCGACATGGTGCGCGAGATCCTCGAGCGTGACCTTGTAAGCGAAGTGCAGAAGTCATCGCTGATGCAACGAGCCGTTCTTGCGTGGCGACAAATGCGAGGTGCAGCATGACAATGCACCTACGAAATTGCATCGTCGAAAGTCTGCCCGCGCAGGCGTATCACTCGGACGACGCTGTCGGGTCGTCTCTGATCCGCAAACTACAGACCTCAACACCGATGCATGCGCGGGAGATGCTTGCCACTCCGATGGCATCTCCTGCGATGGCTTTGGGTACGGCTTTGCATGCGGCCATGCTAGAGCCTGAGAATGATTTGGCGCAGGCTGTTGTGCAACCCGACATCGACAAACGCACAAAGTTGGGCAAGGAGGAGCACGCCACATTCGCCGCATTAAACGAGGGAAGGTGCATTATCACGCCAGTTCAGGCGCAACAACTCGACGGCATGGTGATTGCGTGTTTAGAGGATTGGCGCATCAAGCACGCTTTGTCGGCGTGCAAGAAGCGTGAGGTCAGCGTGTTCGGCGAGATCGGCGGCTTTCCTGCCAAGGCTCGGCTTGATGCGTGGAACTCGCACGGAATGGTGCTTGACATCAAGACCACGCGCGACCTCGCCTGCGACTTTGAAAAGTCGATTGCCAATTTTGGATACGGCTTGCAAGCCGCGTGGTATCGCGAGGTGCTTCGCAGTGTGTTCCGCACAGAGGGTCGTTTAATGCCCGACGATTTCTCATTCGTGTTCCTTGTCGTTGAGACCACAGCACCATTCGGCACTGCGGTCTATCGCATGAGCGACGAGGTCATGGACTGCTACAGCGATCGACTTGTCGACTTGCAAAAGTTGTGGTGGAAATGCAAGGCAGACAACAAGTACCCGGGATGGCCGCAGGACGATGTCGTCGACATCGGGTTGCCAGCGTGGGCGATGAAGAAATTACAGGAGCAACGATGACAAACGAAATCATGTCAACAGATCAGCCAACCCCGCTCGCTCAGATGCAGCGGGCGAAGGCAATCGCCAAGGAGATTGCGTCGACCGTCGGGCATCTCATCGTGAACATCCAAGGTCGGCAGTATCCGACCGTCGCTTGGTGGCAAGCGGTGGGATGGGCATTCAATGTAACGAGCACCGAAGTAGAGGTAGTAAAGCAGGCAACAGAGGACGGCTCGACGGAGTACATGGCGGTCGTCGCCATCGTGCGCATCGACACTGGCGAAACCGTCAGCCGTGGCTCTGCGATTGCGTCGAGCGCGGAGCGTGCGCCGTGGGGACGCTCGGCATTCAGCGTGCGATCGATGGCGATCACTCGGGCCACAGGTCGAGCGTATCGACACGGATGCGCAATCATCCCGCATCTGTTGAAGATTGAATCGACACCCGCAGAGGAGATGCCGATTGAGGCCGTGGCGTTGCCTGCCACTCCGAATAGGAATGAGCACGGCTTTGCATTGCCAGCGGCGACGATTGCGAGCAGTGGCTCGAGCAGTGTGATGGCGATGCTGAAGCAGTCAGTGCTCGACGAGCAGATCGACGGTCTCGCCGGGCAAGTCAGCGAGATTGCCAAGGAACTTGGTCACAAGATTTCACCCGCGTCGGCGCGAGCCGCAGCGGAAAAGGGAAGCACCTCGCAAGAGGATGTTCGGGATCGACTCGTCGCCAAGGTGGCGACTGGTCACAGCAAATTGTCAGAAAAGAAAGCGAGTAAGAAATGAAACTGATATGGGATGCACCGCAAGAATTAAAGACCGACCGCAAGTTTGAAGAGATCATTCTTCCCAAAGGCGTGTACACATTCAAGATCACAAAGGCAGAGTTTGCGCCTGATCAGTACAAGAAAAACGAGCACAATAAAGATGGCATGTCGCTGAAGTTGTGGCTCGACACCGAGTTCCAAGGCAACAACAAGCGCATCTTTGCGACCATCGGAGTCGACAAGCCTTGGGAGATTAACACCGTGGTCATCGCTTGCAACTTGCCCGCAGTCAAGAAAGGCGGCTCGCTCAACGAGCAAAGCCTGGTCGATGTCGAAATCATGGCATCGATTGAGCAGTACACAAGCAAGGTCGGCAAGGTGAGCAACATCGTGAAGGCGTACTTGCCTGCGCATCCTGCGGCCACAACGAAGCATGCTGATCCAGTGCCTGCCGCTGACATGGATATTCCGTTTTGATCTGAACCCCCGGACAGCGGGCGGCGGCGACATTGGTTGCCGTCGCTCGCTTTCACTTAACGCAAGGATGCGACATGAAACTCAAACGAATGCACGACTCTGTTGAGTCGTTCTATCTCGGGCTGTTGTGCGGCTTGATCGGGATGTGGTGGATTCTTTATTCGTGGGGAGTGAACTATGGAAACTGAAGTCATCAGCCACGCTTATCGCCTGCTGCCCTACATCTTTGACGCGGACGACATCATCGAGATCCGCACGCTCGGCGCAATGCGCGTGCAGAAGTGGACGACGCTGAAGGATGCGCCCGACATCATCGCCGATCTGACGAAACTCGGCGGCAAGACGGACATGTACTTCGGAGCCAACCCGAGGGCGAATAGGACTGGCGGCACGGCCAAAGATGTGAGCATGGCTCGATGCCTGTACGCAGACTTCGACGGCGGCACGACCATCGAGCAAGCCAAAATGAAAATAGAGGAATCACTGGTCCCTGAGCCGACCGCGATCGTTGCCACTGGTGGAGGCGTGCATGCGTGGTGGCGGCTGTCGGAGCCGCTCACGAACATGGATATTCACTGCGCTTATCAGAAGGCACTCGCGGCTCGGCTCGGCTCTGATAAGTGCATCCACGACGCTCCGCGCCTGATGAGATTGCCGGGCTTTGTGAATACCAAGTACGACCACAGACCGCTGTGCTATGTGGCGGCAGTCGACACGGACAACACCTACTCGCTTGCGGACTTCCCTGACCCGACGGATGAGAAGTCGGAGCGAGTGGGAGTTGTCGTGCCGCCAGTGCCGAAGTCGATGAGCAACCTAGCGCACAGATTCTTGAACGAGGGCTATTTGATGCCAGCGGGTCGCAGACAAACCATCTTCACGGTGGCATGCGATCTCGCCGCTCGGTCGTGGGACGAGGGCGATGCGATCAAGGCGATCACGGAGCGGGCGCAGACGCTCGCGCTGTCGCCGATTGATCTGCTCGACATCCCGAGGCAGATCGCAAACGCATTCAAGTTCCCGCGCTTGCCGTGCGTCGGCGATGCCGAGGCGGAGACACCAGCGGCCGCAGACTCCGCGCTCGTCATCACGCCGATCTGCAATCTAGTTGCACGCCACACGGAACTGCGCAGACCGATCATCCACGGACTGCTGCGCTCGGGCGAGACCATGAACATCATCAGCGCACCCAAGATGGGCAAGTCGTGGATGGTCAACGCGCTCGCCATCAAGGCATCGCTCGGGCGTGAGTGGCTTGGCTTTCAATGCGCCAAGAGCCGCGTGCTTCTCATCGACAACGAGTTGCACGGCGAGACGACGGCGAGGCGCATACCCGCATTGTGCGATGCGATGGGCATCGACATCGCCGAACTCGCAGACCTCGACACGCTGAATCTTCGTGGCAACCTGATCGACTTCTCCAAACTCGGGCCAGTGCTGTTCGACAAGATTGAGAAGGGTCGCTACGACATCGTGATCCTCGATGCCTTCTATCGCTTCCTAGTCGCAGGCATGGCTGAGAACGACAACGGCGCAATGGCTGGCGTGTACAACATGATCGACCAGTGGGCGCAGAAGTTGGGCTGTTGCTTCGTGATGATCCACCACACATCCAAGGGCAATCAATCCGACAAGGATGTCACGGATGTAGGAGCAGGCGCTGGCAGTATGAGCCGCGCCGCAGACACTCATCTCATCCTGCGCCACCACGAGGACGAGCATCACCTTGTGCTTGATGCCGCAGTACGGTCGTTCGCCCCGGTGGAGCCGAAGGTGTTGCACTGGCAATTTCCTTTGTTCAGTTGCGCGGGCGAAGACAAAGATGCAAAGCGTCTCAAGCGTAAAGGACAGACGGATGACGGCTGGACTCCCGAACGATTTGTCGACGAGGTTTGGGGTGACAAGACCCTATCAAGCCATCAGGCTTTAGCCATCGCCCTCGGTTACAAACTCACCGCCAACCGAGTCAAGACACTCCGACAAGCCGCTCTCGGAGCGGGGTTACTTAACGCTGAGACGGCTCGCGGGCCATACAAAAAAGTGACAATTTGTAACCCTATAACTTTATCGGAGGGTCTATCTATATCACCCTCCAATGTGACCCCCTCCAATGATGCAGGGGCGGTAATGAGTGGAGGGGCGTTCCTTACAGGAAACGCACCTCCACTCAATACCGACATCGCTTTAGGACACCTCCAAAAGATCGGAGGCGGAGTTAGCCCCTCCGATGTTTTGACATGACCCAAGCCGACATCATCCTCCGAATCGCCACCCGAGTCGCCGCGCTCGGGTCTGAGCGAGATGCACAGCGACTTCGGGAGGTGGTGGTTTGGATAGTGGCTTGGGAGGTGAAGGTGCGGGAGTTCGAGGCAGTCGAGGCGAGGCTGCGCCAGTGCGAAGGTGAGCGGGATCACATCAGGCATCTCGAGTTCTGTTTGCGGCCGCGACTTACTCGCAACCAAGACCCGAAGGAACGCAAATGACAACTCGAGAAGAGGAACTACGGACGATCGCACAGACGCGGGACTTTCTTTTCTTTCTGTTGCACTGCAAGCCAGGCGAGATCAAGTTCATCCGCACGGAGTCGCACCGACTGCTGAAGCATTACCCGATATTGCCGCTATTGCGAGCGGGCGACGAAATGAGAAAATGCGACGGTGGAAACAGAAAAGCACGAGGATCCGATTGAACCAGACGAGGATTTCGTTCTCATCGGCGGGCCTTGTTGTGGGGACACCATCACACCCGATCGTCGGGACACGAACATTCGGCTTGGCGTGGTTCGGGGCGAATGCCTTGATCGGGAGGTTCCTCTACACCTCAAGGGTCAATACAGCGAGGCTCTCTACACCCGCATGCCCGACAACAAGTGGGTCTACATCGGTCGATTTCGGTGGGACAAGGATCGTGCATACTTTTCGGAGAGTTGATATGCATATTCATGGGGATATGCATAAGCCTATTGCGAGCGAAAATATAAAGGGCAAAATGTAGTCATGGGATCGCACTCACGAACCAAGGGCAAAGTCGGAGAGCGCGAGTGCGCCGCTGAACTTGCAAAGCATTGGAACTGTACGGAGGCACGACGCTCGGTGCAGTATTGCGGCGACGCTGGAGATGCAGATCTCAAGGGAACTGGCAACCTGCATGTCGAGTGCAAGCGATACTGCCGTGTCGCCGTCACCGATTGGGTCGAGCAGGCGGAGATGGATGCGGAGCAAGGTCAAGTTCCAGTCGTCGTGTTCAGACAAGACGGCGAGAACAACTGGGTCGTGATGATGCGCGTGAGCGATGCTCCGCAGTTCGCACGCGAGTTGCTGAACCTTATCGGGGAGAAGTAATGACCAAGCGCGTGAAGCCACCGACATTCAAGGTCACGCATCACGGTCGAAACATTCACATCGTCAACGAAACGGCAAAGACGCATAAGTGGGAGCGATGGATTCTTGTGCTGAGCGATGTGCATTTCGATTCGCCATCATGCGATCGGGTCATGCTCAAGCGTTTATTGCAGACCGCAGTCAAGCGCGATGCAATGATCATCAACAACGGCGATTGGTACGACCTCTGCCAAGGACGCACAGATCCGCGTCAAGACAAGTCACGATTGCGATCGAATCTTGCGGCGACGGCATACTTCGATGAGTGCATCGATGAGACGGCTACTTTCTTGTGCGATGAAGTTCCCGGTGCTGCGGAGCGTTTTATTTTGTGGGGTGCTGGCAATCATGAGACATCATGGGAGCGTCACCACGAATCCTGCGCCGTTACAAACACAGTCAGAGCACTGAAGAGTAAGTGCAAAACACAATGCGGAGTCGGTGGATACGGTGGATGGATGAAGGTGCAGCTGGCTGCGGGCGGGAACCATCTGACATTCAGTCTGAAATACTTTCACGGCGCAGGCGGTGGATTTGGAGCAGCAAAGAATATGTTCAGTTGGGTCGAGTCATGCGACTGCATCATCTGCGGGCATGACCACAATTCAAATATCATCGGTGTTCAGCGCGAGTACCTATCAAGTCAGAACGGTGCTTATCGCGTGCAGTCTCGCTTCTGTTCGTTCGTGCGGGTTGGAACACTGAGCAAAGGATACGAAGACGGAGCCAAGGGATATGAAGCACAACTCGGTGGTGGCCCGAAGCCGTGCCGACAGAAGTGGATCAGATTGTTCGTTGACTATGAACCAATAAAGGCGACAACGAGTGGACGCAAGCGGATGAGAGCGCGAATGAATTGGGAGGTGCTAGATGCCCAGTGACTTTACATGCAAGATCGGTGGGATCATGTGGCGCGTGAAGTTCGTGAAGAGCAAGGAGATCAGTCGCACCGCTTGGGGAACATGCGACCATCCACCGGGCAGACGGCCGACCATCTGCATCAGAGCATCGATGACACCAGCGCAGCGGATAGACACCATCATCCATGAGACGCTGCATGCTGCGCTCCCATTGCTCGATGAGGCAGCGGTGCGCTCGACTGCGACAGACATCGCTCGCGTGCTGTTGAAGTCGGGCTATCGGCATGCCGAGTAAGCCGCCGCGCTTGGGTCAGCGTGCGCCGCAAGCAAAGCAGCCGCGACTGCCTGATCATCGAGAGCAGAGCCAGCATCGCGGGTACGACTCGACATGGCGTGCGTTGAGTAAGCAGGTGCGCAACGAGGAGCCGCTGTGTCGCCATTGCTTGCGTGATGGCAGGGTTGAGGCAGCGACATGCGTCGACCACATCGTGCCTATCTCACAGGCTCCTGACCTGCGACTCGTCAGATCCAACTTACAGGCGTTGTGTCACGCATGCCACACACGCAAGACGCGTGCTGAGATGCTGCACAAATAGTGGCACTTATGATTTCTTGGAAATGAAAAAAGTGGCGTTTTTGCGTCAATATCGCCACTTATGGCGTTTCTACGCTAAAAACGCCACTTTTTGGAGTGTTTTTGATTTGGAAAAGTGGCGATTAGAGCAGAATATCGCCACTATTTGAGGCAAACTATACGCCTTTTTGAGCCAAAAACGCCACTTTTTGCTATTTTTTACGCAAATACGGGGGGTATGCCGAAATACTGCTTTCCGTGGGGTCAC